CAGAGCACCACCAAGAGTTTCTGATAGAGTGTTTAGAATTGGTGCAATCGCATCAGTCATTGAATTAACAAGACTGTTCAAAAGAGCAGCGACAAGTTCTTCAGCTGCACATATGGGAGCATTGATGAATTTACCAACCAATGCAGTCAGGAAATCAGAAATAGTTTTAAGAAGAGCAGCAATAAGATTTTCAAAGATACAATAGATTGTATCCATAATACCTTTGATACTTTCACCAAAGATAGGTTTAACTTCTTCTGGAAGCAGACTGTTAATAAATCCTTGGATCTTTTCTCCAACCAAGATATAAATTTGATCACGAACTGCATTGAACAGTCCAGTCATGATACCAGCAATACTTTTTGCAATGAGTTGAATCTCAGCTTGCAAATCTACGATGGTTCCAAGAACTTCATTTACATAGAAGTTTGCATATCCCTGAACAGTTAGTAAGATCTCAGCAAAATCACCAAGAATTCCAGTGATTTGTGCAATTGAATTATCTCTCTTACATGTTGGTCGATTCGTCCTTCTCTTCAGGAAAAGATGGTGTGCTTGTGCAGCTTGAGTGACACCTTCAGATCCAGGTTCGTTTGTTGATGTAGGGAACTTAGTCTTGTCGTTGATAATTCGACCAGTGATCTGGTCAAAGTAAGGAGAATATGAATACTTTACTTCCTGTTGTGTATCATTCGTTCCGATGTTTCTGATAGTGTTTCCACTATTTGTTGGTGTGGTGTTATAACCACTCAAATATCCCAACGCAGTAGTTTTACCAGCAGATCCTTTCAGTGCTTTTGGACCAGGATCATCAGCCTTACTATGTCTATAAAAGACACCAACAATCACTGGTTTTTGTTCATCTTCACCATCCATCCAAAAACCAAACACACTCTCTCCACCTTCAAGATAGTGTGTGTGATCTTTACCAGCATAACCAGAGGCCAACATTGGCGTAGCCAAAACATTGGCCCATGGTAAATCATACGGATTTACAACTTTGTCGTGATATCCTACTACTCTTACCTTTACACGATTGTAGTAGATTTCAATTTCAGGGTCGTTTTGTTTTTGACCAACCTTTTTGTCATTGATCAGAGTTCCACTACCAGCCCAGGCAGATCGGGGTGCAACGATCCCGATCCACCATTTTATATTACTACCAAAACTTTCTGGATTATCAAATAACTCTGACATCTATAATCTAGACTTTTGAGTATTTATCAGTCATCGTAGACAAGACACTCAGGAGCACTTGGATTGTTATCACAGTAGAGTTCCAGAGAAGTGGGATCATGATGATCTTCTGGATGACGCTCTGCGTATGCCTCTAGAGCGGCAAGTTCTTCTTCTGTGTGTCTACGAGCTTGTGGCGAAATCTGAGGATCATCAAGGATCTTTTTATCGGCTTCAATATGTTGTTCGATGTTTTCCATTTTTGTGTTTCGTATTGAACTATTTAACTAGAAAGAAGATTTGTGCTTTGTTTCTTACCCATTCCATATGTGTCACGGATCAGTCTAAGGTGGGTAAAAGCTTGATCAGGTTCCCATGAATGTCGAAGGTCCTTAACAAGATACATCCCCGAACGATCTTTGTCAATACCATTGTTACTTGCCAACAAATTAACTTTTACGGGGGATCCAGCTTCCAATCGAATGTCAAGGTTATATGGAATGGTAACTCTCAGTGAAATAGCCTTCATTGACAGATACTTCATTCTGGACTGAGTTACAATTCTATGTGGGTTAAATTCACCATTTCCACCTTTACCAATCTCGATTGACCCATCTCTCTTCATTGTACCATCAACGAAAGGCAACACAGTATCAAATCCACCATTCACGTTAATATCAAAATCTAACTTCTCAATCTCACCATCACCAAAGTGAGTTTGTTTTTTGGAAACTTCTTCCCATGTCAAACTTTGACCAATTGGTTTTCCTATGGGATCAATACCGTTTGCAATAGAGTGTATGTTGTAATATCTTGCATCATCATTATACAAACCCTTCTGCATCTGTTCGATGATGTCTTGATCTCTTTCAAATCGTGGGTTGTAGACATTGAAGTTTGATATGGTATCAGTTTCATCTACAACTTCATTCTGTGTAAATTCAGGGACACTCTCTTCTTTACTTCTTTGAGCTAATGTATCAATACTCTTAAACATATAACCACATTTAGTCATCCAGAACAAGAACCCAGCTCGATCAGTTCCTGTTCCATCTGTACTACCAGTAGTTGATAAAGATCTTTTACACAACCAATAAATCGCTCTGTATGGTGTCCAAGAATTACCAAAAAATCCTTCTGCGTTTGCAGTGTCTTCGATAAAGACGTGGTTAGGACGTAGAGTCGTTTTTAGATTAGTGAACAGAATTGTATTAACATGACTACTGATCTTTGTTGTGTTATCAAATCTTGTTACCAATCTATTCTGTTCATTCAAGAACGCATCTGCATGAGTGAATAGAACACGGAACACCGTTGCAGTGGATGTTGTGTTCACTTCATTCATACCACGAATTCGAAGATCATCAAACTTCAAAGTTCCACTGGGATGAGAGACACTCAAACTAGCTCTCTCAGTTCCTCTGGCTCTGATTGCAGATAGAACCTTCTCCGTAGCTGCAAATGTTGCAACAACGGTGATTGATGGTTCAAAGATACTCTCACCATAGTCCAGTGAAAGTAACGTTGTAATCTCACCACCGACTGAATATGCCTCACCATCGCGGCTATAAATCGTAAAGTCTTTTACTACTGCGCTTTTGATGTATGACATTAGCCGACGATGTAATAGATTTCTTGAATTTCTACACTAGTATCTATACCCAAGGAGGCAAGATCCATTGTTCCAGGTTTTCCAATAATAGAACTTCTTGGACCAAGAACTTCAGCTCCTGGTGATAAAAGTTTTGGATCTGGAACTCCAGGAATTTGTGCAGGTTCTTTTAGGTTCTTAATATCATCTAGAGATAAGAACTCACCAAACAATCTGTCCTTGTCAATGAAATTCTTATCTTTTAACTTCTGGAATATTCCAGGTCTAATATCGGTAGATGCACTTGCAGAAGGTCTGAAGAAACGCATCAAGAATTTTACAGTAGAATCATCAAGTTGATTTACAGATTTCCCTGGTATGATACCAAGACCTTTTGAAATCTTATAGATGAAGTTGGCATACTGTTCTTTTTTGCCTGGAGGTGCTTGAAGAAGATAGTAACCAAATCTCTTTCTCAATGCGTCATTGTTCAACCCAAGAATATCAGCAACAGATCCTGATGGGATTACAACATCACCCTCCATGAAGGAGTTCATAAAGTCTCTAGGACTTTTAAGAACTCTCATGGATGTAGTAACAGTTTTAGCTGGTGCCGATTTGATACCAAAAATCTGTTCTGCAATATCATCGGCTCTCTTATAAGTTCGTGCAACAATTTTATCTACATCAGCTCTTGCAAGTTGAGAATAAACGTTTGATGGATCATCAAACATTTTAAGAATTTTTTCATCAGCAATGTCCATCAGAGCTTGTCTCATTGCCTGTTCTTCTGGTGTAATCGCAGGTCCTCTTCTATAAAGTCCACCAGTTTGAAATCCTTGCATCAATGGAGCTCTTCTACGAACCGTAGTTCCACCGATGGGAGCACCCTCTCTAGTTGCATAACTGACACCTTTCAAAATTTCTTCATAAGGTGCAGACAGTTGTGATGGTATCGCAGCCGTCTTAGGTGCAACCTTTGCAGCAGTAATTGGAGGGGGTTTTGGCAGTGTTAGGGGAGCTGCTTGAGGACCAATTTGTCTTCCATAAGTTGATGTGATTGGTGCAGCAGGAGTGTAACGTGGTGCCCCACTAAAAGCTGTTTGAAGAAGAAGTTGAGCTCTTGGCGAAAGGTTTCTCAATAAAAATGGTGATATTGCAAAAATCCCACTGGCAGCCGTCCCAAAACCACCCATACCAAGATCCATCGCCATCGCAGTTCCTGGTTTCTCTGTCAGGAACTTATCAAGATTTTTACCAAGTTCAGTCAGTTTCTTGTCAGCTGATGCAATAATATCAGCGCCTTGTCTAAAAGCAAGTCCAGGTAGTCCTTCAAAATCAGGAAATGGAGGAAGTAATGGTGGAAATGGAAATGGTGTGGGTGTTGGAACAGGTGTAGGTACGGGTGCTGGTGTAGGTACAGGACTTGGAACTGGTGTTGGTGTTGGAACAGGTGTAGGTACAGGACCACCAACAGGAGGAATTTTAGGAAACTTAGGTAATCTAGGTAACGAAATTCCACCTTCGGGAATTGGTTGTCTGTCTGGGAAGATATTACCAGCTTCACCAAATCTCTCAGGAATGATTGGAATAACTCTCTTCAATCTCCGATCAAGATCCATGATCTTGTTAAGATCGGAGTTTGTCTTCGTATTATCTCTTCTTAATACATCTACGATCTGGGAAGTTCTTTGACTTGCAGTTCTTAAAGAACTAGCCAAATTACCAATTTCAGTTCCAGTGATACCACCCAACTGCTTTACAGCAGTGTCTCTTTGCGATACTGTTAAGTCTGTTAATGGATTAAATTTCATGACTTATCAGGCAAACATGGCTTCATGACCACTGTTAAGTAACCTTGGTTCAAGAGGCACGATGTCCTTTTGAGTTGCAAATGCACCAGGTTGTTGGTTTTCTGCGATCTGTTGTGCCTTTCTAGCATCAATAACAATTGGAGCTCTAGCAACAGGTCCAAGATCTAAGACAGAAGGTGTACCAGATCTAGACGAAACAGGCATCACGGGTTCATATGCAATATCTGTAGATGCAGGAGGTTCAATAGGAGCTGATGCTTGTTCTTGTGGTTTTGGTTCTGGTTTTTTTACTGGTTTTACTGGAGTTGGGGGTGGTTCTTTAGGAGTAATACTTTTAAGAAACTCTAATGGATCTTTAGTACCAGCAAATCCAAATGTAGTCTTCTTACCTTGTCTAATTTCATAATGAATAACACCAGTTTCACTTTCACCCTGAACCACTGCTTGGCCAGGTTGAACTGTAACACCTTCTTCAATACCAGGAAGAACTCTTGCACCTTCCGCAATTCTTTCTGTTACATCATATTTTGCATTGTAGATATCAACATAATTTCCATATCCCTGTGCAGTACCAACTTTAGTAACTAAACCACCAATTCTTGAGAAAAACTCTTCGTTTCCTCTAATATCAAAGTCAACACCAGCATGTTTTCTATCTGGCTTTCCATCACCATCATCATCTCTTGGATCACCATACTGTTGGCCAGGTATAGTATTGGTAGGTGGAAGGGCTGGAAGTCCAGTAATAGGTCCAAGAGGACCTGCTTTTTCTTCTACAGGTAATCCCAATTTCTCTCTGATACCATTAATAAACTTATCAAGTTCACCCGTCAACTTCTCACTAAACTCCATGACACTGAAGATTGAAGCTAAAATACCACTAGTGAGTAGAGATCCACCAAGTTGTTGAGGATTAATATCAAGAGCGCCCATAACAGCACTCCCAGTTCTACGGAATAAAGCCTCTCTTCTTCTATTAGCCCTTCTCTGTGATCTTAACTTATCTCTCTGTGCAATCTCTTCTTGTTTACCCTTAGCTACTTCTTCTCTATATTTTGATTCAATTGTTGCCTTATCAGCTAAAGCCTTTTGAATATTTGCAATGTTACGATTAATTCTTTCAATCTCTAAAATAATACCACCAAGTCCACGAACAATCTGACCCCTAGGTGCATCAATGACTTCGGGTACAACAGTAGCTGAAGGAATGAAAGAGGTTTGAGTTTGAACTAGTGGTTCTGGAATGAGGATGTTTGGTGCATCATCACCAGGATAAGGATATCCATATTCTTCAGCACCAAGGAAAGAAATAGCTCTCTTCTTTCTTTCCTCTTCTGAAAGTTGAATTACCTGAGCAGGAGAAGCTTTCTCTTTACCAAAGAAAGATCCAACAAGATCCTTGCCAGCTATCTTACCTATTTTGAATAGTGTTTGTAGTGACATTAACCTAAGCCGTGTTCCTGTTGATGTTTCAGTTTCTCTGCATCAAGGTAATTCTTCAACAAGGAAACGTAAATATCACGTTCCCACGGCATCATATTTTCAATCTCCGTCAAAGAGTATTTATGGTACTGCATCAACGAAAAGTTAAGTTGATAGTATGACTCCGCTGTCATGTGAGCCATACTCACCCGAAAAAACTTGAGAGCCCCTCCAGAGTAACTTCATTCTCAACACCAGTGTTGGGATTAGTAACAGTAATGGTGTGTGCAAGTTTTGGCATCGTATCAAAGAACTTCTCAATCTCTTTGAACTGTGCAGAATTGAACTGTTCAACAAAGTCCGTCAGTTCCTTCTTAGTGCAATCTTTTGCTTCCCAAGCCTCATCTTCACTGAAGACAATATCAATACATGATGCAACAATTTCAAAAGTTCTATCTACATCATTATCGAAATTGAAATTCTCACTGATGAACTGATCCAGAGAAGGATACTTCATCCTCAAAGTATAGGTATCATCAATTTTGATGTCTGTGGTGTGAGACTTGTCCTTCTTGACTTGGATCTCATCAATATAAACGGTGGCGGGAACTTCGGTCACACCATCATCAGGACAGATGACAATCAACTCAACACTTTCACCAACAGACTTTGCACGAATGTTGAGAAACAAATACTCAATATCAAAAGTAGGAAGTTGATCTACTTTGATACCTCTCGTTTGAATGCAGTTCTTCAGGACATCTTTGATAGCTCTGGTGATATCCTGAGTGTTTCCACTCTCAATCGCAAGAATGAGGATCTTCTCTTCTTTGACTAGAAAAGGTCTGTATTTAACTTTCTTTCCGTTTGATGGTAAAGTCAGTTCATACGAAGGTGTGACAATTGTAGGTAATGGCATAATGAGATGATCAGTGTTTTATTTAGAATGATTATGCAGCCCCTGGTCCAAAACCAAAGTTTCCTTTGAAAGCTGGTGGAGTAACTACTGGGGTTCCACCCTCAAGTGCTCCACTTCTCGGGTTGACAGTTCCGTTTCTTGGATTTATTCCACCTTCAACACCAGGTCCAAGATATGTTCCACCACTGTTGATTTCATAAAGTTCTTGAAGAGTTCCAGCACCAGTCAATGCAATACCACCACCAGTTGCATCAAGAAGGTTTTGTTCCCAAAGTTGTTGTTGTCTGATGATTGTTTCTGGTTCTTCAGCAATAGTGATGTTGTGAGTGGTGTATCTATCGTATCTAAAGGTCACGTTCAACTGCAACAATGTTGATCCATTATAACTTACTGGAGTGGATGCAATCGAATATGGCCAAGCATTGATAAACGTATAAGCTATTGTACCACTTCTAGGAGCCGCTTCTACAAAAGCATCTTTGTTGAACTTATAGATCGACATGCGACACTTATAAAATCCAGGATAACGAAGACGCATTACATTTGCGTTTTGTCCAGTGGCAGCACGTTTGAGTGGATTGATAAATTCACTCCATACCTCAAAGAACTTCATTACATTATAATCTCTATCAACATAGAAAGTGAATGTAACATCATCAAAAATTCTGGTGTGAGGAAATCTTTCCGTTATCCCCTGACGATCCCCTGATACTTCTACGTCTGCAAAACTTGATCCAGGAATAACTGCATCAGAAACATACAATCCAAGATCTTCTGTTAAGAATTGGTAATTAAGCCCCCTTGAGACAGCGGCATTCATCACTGGTCCGTTGAGTTCAAAGAACGCCTGATAGTTATTACTAGTCGCTACAGTTTGAAATCTAGACCTGATATCATCTATTTGATAGTATCTTGGTGTAGGCATTGGGCTCTAAATAGATATCAGCCAGTTAAGAGTTATTTATGAGTTATAGCGGGAAGTATAAGCCTTCCAATCCAAAGAAATATAAAGGTGATCCAACCAACATCGTTTATAGATCTCTTTGGGAAAGAAAATTCATGAAATATTGTGATGATAATGAGAATATTCTTGAATGGGGTAGTGAAGAGTTCTTTGTCCCATACAAAGATCCAGTGACAGGAAAGAAAAGAAGGTACTTCCCAGATTTCTACATCAAATACATTGACGCGACTGGCAGAATGCGTCGAATGGTAGTAGAAATCAAACCCGCAAAACAGTGTAAAGAACCAAACCCCAATCCACCCAAGAAAACAAAGACTTGGGTGAATGAAGTCTATACATGGGGTACGAATCAAGCTAAATGGAAAGCTTGTAAA